AGGTCGTGACGCGCGCACATGACCCGGTGGGACGCAAGGTGAATCACGCCACGCGTGATCTCCTTCACCCGCACCACGGTAGCCAGGCCGGTCCCGAGCAGCTCACCCGCCCGTATGGACGCAAGCAGGCCGCACGGGTAGATGTCCCGTGGCAGGGTGTACGTACGCGTACGGGAGATCACAGGATGATGCCTGCCACCGGCATCGACAATCGCCCGGATGACAGTCCCATCCCGCGAGACACTCGACACCACCCCGTACGTATACCGGAGCGGGGTGACCTGATCTACGCCGAAATCGTCACCGCCATCAATGTGGAGCATGATAGCAGGCCGACCGCGTAGCGTGGTTTTCGTTGCCATTTTCTAACCTCCATTTACACATTAGGACAGTAGGGTAGCCATACGGGATGGCTACCCGATGACCCAACGGTCACTCGTCCGTATCATGGGTGGCCTCACAGCCACCACGGACACATTCCCACACGTAGACCATACTGCGACAGTAGTCTGTCGGTGCCACGCCGTATGACGGGTCAACACCAATCGGGAAGTGCTCACCAACCATACGCATAATGGTTTGCTCCCAGCTAACGGGATCACCTACGTACAGTGGCGCGTTTGCGCGGTCGTTGTTGAAATTGTCCGCTAGGTTGTGTAGCTGGTCAGAGTGCTTAAGGGTTCGCCACGCTCCCTGATAGTCGCCAGAATCGGCGAGAGCATCCGCACTATCACGCTCAGACTGCGCCCACACTTGCAGCTCAGCCACGATCTGATCGGCTATCGCGCGGGCATCGGTGAATGCGTTGAAACCACCGGTATCCGATGCATCCGGACCGTAGCCCGTCAATCCGCTTTGAACATGCCAATGGTTGTCCAGCAAAATATGGTCCATTGCTAGCCTTTCGTTAATGCCTGATGTATCCCTTTGGGTAACAGTGCAAGCCTGTTACCCGTAGCCATACATCACGCGTCAGGCATCCTGAGTACCGGAAACAGCTCACCAGGCCAGGAACACGCCAAGCCACCACCGTCAAACCACTCGATATGGTATGTGCCGTCCCAATATGAGTCCACCATGGCCAGCATATCGTTACGGGTATCAATCACAACTGTACCCCGCGTGAGCTGCTCAATAGGCTGCCAACCGGTCACCACAGCATCGCCGATAGGCTTGCCATCACGCACCAGCGGCACCTTATCGCCTGCCTTAAGCAAGTATGTTTCCATGTCCAACCCTTTCCGAATGTATCTGACACACTCGCTAGGCACAGGTGAATCTCACCTGTGCCTAAGGTAGTGTCAGCTAGCGTGAAAACTCCACACCCTTAGCCATCATGGCATCCCTCCACTTGCGGGATGCGCTCCCCAGCCAAAACGTCTGACTGGGCGAAACAACCATATGCGCGGTACGGTCATTGGTTTCGAGCGCTAGGCCGTAATCCAGCGTAACCCGCGCGCGACCACGCTCCGCCGTACGGCCTACGAACGTCACACGCACGGCGTAGGTGCCGTTGCCCTTACGGATGGCAGGCACCCACGACGACCCATCGCGGGCAGCCTCGATTAGAACAACGTCACCAACCCGCAAACTAGCCGCTGTGATCTTACCAATTGCAGTCATTCTCAACCCTTCCCATGTATGCCCTTGACTGACACACTCCCTAGGGACGCAGCGCCAGGTCTTGATCTTGCTCCGGCGCTGTGTCCCTAGGGCAGTGTCAGGCAGTCCACAAACAACGTTTGCAAGGCTTACCACCTTTGCCGCAGATACCTGACTCATGTGGGGCGTAGTCAACCCAACGGTTCGGATTGTTGCCACGGTTCAACCACCAGGTAGCCATGCGTGCCAGCCATGCGAACGGCACGCGCACCACATACCCGGTTGTCTCCCGTGGGTTAATCACATACCACATCAGGCACGCTCACCCGATGTCGGATGCCGCACCCACACGCGGGTGTCAGACATCAGTTTGCGACCGCCGTTGTCCCTGTCGACATAAAACCAAACCTGTTCGATTCTGTCGACATCAGGCAATCTTAGCGGGTTACTGGCGTCATCATCGAATGCGATGACACCAAGTTGTAGGTCATAGTCCCACACCCGTAGCCCCTTCGTGATCTCTACCCGGTCGAGTGTTCTCACGGTGCGCTCTTCTACGCGGAATTGTTCGGTTGTGTAATCGAAAACCCTAACTAGCATTACTTATCCCTTCCCATGCAACGATGGCGCGGCGGCATGCGAGACCAGAACGGTAGAACAGCATGCCACCCACCAACCAAACATGAAAACAGGAAGGTAGGAAGTTGATCAAAGCAACTCGACAGACACGGAATCAACAGATCACCATACGGCTAGCCACAACACACGCTCCCCGTGATTCATGCAAAGCATATAAACGGATCATCGCACGCTATTGCAGCTCTACGCATTCACTGCGCCGTGTCTCGTCGCATATCCAGATGTCAACCCGCAATCCCACACCCCAGACATTCCAGGTCCAATCTAAGCCAACGGCCGGTTTTCTCGCCTGGCGCTCCGGGGCGGAGCACTGCCCAGACTACAGACCAGCGCCGGTTATGGTGCCGTAACCGGCGCATCGTTACCAACCTGTGACCTGATCATGACGAGATAGGCGCTGGCTAGCATAGATATACGCGTGTGCCTGTGTCGATACAGCCTGGCTGCGGGTGTCGGCTGGTAATGGCTCGTTTACCGGCATAGTCGCTATCCACACACAGCGTGCTATATCATAGCGAATCCGGACAGACCAGGCGGCACAGACCGGGGCGAAGGTGGTATACCGGACACAAGCTCAGCTAGGGCAGATCGGGCCAAATCAGTCTATGTCCGACAAGTACGACCCGGGGTTTTTTACGCGCGCGGCTCCACTGCCTCATATACCCCCACACAAATTTGCGTGCAAGGAGGGGGGGCGGCCACCTCTCCTAGCCGAACGTATCACCGGTCACTCATCATAGGTGGTAAGCCAAGTGTATGCGGATGACCAAATATACGGTTCTAGTGTGGCAAGATGCTCCCGACTGATGTCAGGGCGGCCACCTGCGAGCTGTCGCTTCTTCCACTCGGCGATCTTGGCCTCAGCCTGTCCCCGGGTCCGGAAACACGCGTTGGTGACCGGGGCACCGGTTGTCCGGTCGCGTATTGACCAGTACACGACGGCGCCGTTCATCTTGTTGCCCAACTCGCGATGAACTCGCGGCTACCGTTCATGGCCCGCGAGTACACGAAGTCCGGGTAGGCGATCGTGTGCCGGCGCTTCCAGATCGCCTTGTCCTCGTGCACCTTTTCGTTGCCGACGATCACGTACAGTCCGCAGTTGGCGAGGATGTCCGGCTCGTCCACGCCGACTTCGTTGCCGCCGGCCTCCGGCCGGCGCGGGTCCCACTTATGTGTCACCCAGCAGCCGATCACCACGTCCGGCTTGAACCGGCGTACCGCGCGGGAGGCGTGGCAGTTGATGACGTTCGGGCCGTATGGCACGCACGGCTGGCCGGTCGCAGCGTAGAACGCGCGGTAGCGTGCCTGTTCTTGCATCCGGTTATCGGTCGCGGGAATGCCTAGCGCCTCGGCTAACACCCCGTGGCCTGCGCCGATCTCGATGGCCGTCCGTCCGGCGACCAGTCCGCGCAGGTGCTCAACGAGTTCCGCGGTGGGGAAGCTGTACAGGCCGTGTCGGTGGCCGAATAGGGCACGCTCGGCGGGTGTGGTGTCTGCCCAGAATGCGGCCGGCAGGACTTGCAGCCGCCCGTCAGGGCCGAGGGCTTCAGGGGCCAAGTCACGGATGCTAGTTGGATCTAGTATGAAGCTGTTCAGTGTTCGCTCCCCTCATTGGAACCATTGGTAGTAGGTGTGTCGCTCCGCCGCGCGGAGCAGGATTGGCTGTTCGCCGACCTTGATCTGATGCCACCAAAGAAGTAACCGGCCAACCCTACCGTTACCGTCGATAAAGGGATGGATCAGCTCAAACTCGACATGCATGTCTTTGGGGGCATATTGCGCCGGGTGCTGCATCTTGCGCAGCCAGTCAGCCAGCAGAGGAGGAACGGCCGGCCACTGGGGGCAGATGCGTACTCCTACCCGAACATTCACCCGACGTGTCCTGCCAGCCTCCTTGCCAAGCTGGCGAGCGGTGATCAGTCGGTGTGTTGTCAGAATGCGTGTCCTGGTCAGGCGACTGAAAGGCGCCAACCATTGCCAGGCGCCTGCCATGGCGATGTCTGCAACGGGATCGTCGATACCCTCAATAAGCGACGATTCTCGCAAGTGCTCGCGGGTCAGACCCGCGATGTCATCCCCCATCTGTTGCCTCCTTGGCGCCGGCGAGCCGGCCTAGACCCCAGACTCCGTGATGTCAGCGTAGGTGGCTAGGAGCCGCCGGTACCTGTCGTCGATAGTCCGCAGGTCGTCACGCTCAGCCTTGACCTCAGCCAGGAACTTGCCGGCCTTGCTAGCCAGTTCCTCTATCATGTCGATGAATCCCTCCAGCTTCGCAATCGGGTCTTGGTTGAGCACGGGGTTGCCGGCGGTGGGCACGGTGTTGGCCGAGGGTGCCGGCGGCGGGGTGGAGGATGGCCCAACTTGCCGAGCTGCCGCCTCAATGCGGGCGGCGTGAGGCCGATACTGAACCAGGCCATCCCGGCTGACACACCTTTCTCCGGGGCTCTGCTGGCAGAACTCGGCCGGGCAGGCTGCCTGAAGTGCTGCCTCAACTTCTTCCGCCGTGAGTTTAGTCATCGGGTTTCACCTCTCAAGTCTTCGGGTTTGGGCCTCCGAGCATACGACGTGTAACGGTGTTGTGTGGTGCTGTACTGGCCCGCTAATGGCTGTGAGCTTGCTCACACTTCTTAATGGTTACGTCCCGGTTTTTCCTACTTTATACGACTTTCCCCTCTTGACAAGGTTTGCTATGCTCAGGGCATGGGGAAAGGGGGGTAGGGGGGTTAGGGGATATGTAGTACACCCCTATAGTAGATACTACTACAATAAGCCCGACCCCGGAGGGGGCGGGCCTTTATAACCCCTACTATCAAATACTTACGGGGCAGACTTCGTCTGCCCCTACTTAGTTAGGGAAACTTTCTTTTGCCAAAGGAAAGCGCGTGCGCGCGCGAGCGTCAGTGGAGGACACGATGGCGACCAAGGCATACCACCGCTGGGTCGAGGCCGGCCGCCCATGGACCCTCGCCCGACCCATCCGGCAGCTTCGCGACTGGGCAGCCGCCAATAGCGTCCAGATGCTTGGGACGATCGGCAACGAAGCCCACCTGACCTCTGACTGGCCACAGGACCATACGCCGTTCTCGTTTACCGCCTGGCCGGTCCCTTTGCCCGGTTACATCGTGACCGCTATCGACTTGGCCGACGCCGATGGCCTCGGCGGGGCGATTCTGGCTAACGCCCGCGCTGACCGTTACCCGTGGTTGAAATACATGAATGTTGCCGGCAAGAACTACAGCTATGCCGATGGGTTCAAGCAGGGATCTTCGAACCCTGACCGCCACATTCACATCAGCGTTTTCTCTGACGAGCTTGATACCAGCATCTTGCCGTTTGAGCCACAGGAGGAAGACATGCCGTTGACCACCGCTGACGTTAGCAAGATTTTTCGCACTGACGGGGTGATTCCTGCGCCGAGTTCGGCAACTACCCAGGCCGAGAACCCGTTCTGGTCGGCCGCGAGCTACCTGTCCAGCATCCGAAATTGGGCAGTTGCCGCAACCGAGCGGACCGCCGTCGTTGACGCCAAGGTTGACGCGATTGCTGAGGCCCTGGAGGGCATCGTGCCTGGCATTCTGGCCGCGGTTCAAGAGGCTGTCGCCTCGGTCACCGCCGAACAAGTCGCTGACGAACTGGAGATCCGGGTGCGGCAACCGGTTAACGCCTGATGCAGGCAATCGAGATTTCCGGCCGCGAAGTCTACGACCTGATTCAGCAGCTTTCGACTCGCGTGGTTGTGTTGATGGAGAAAGTTGACCGCCTCGACCGTGTTTCGCACCAGACATCGCTTCCGATTTGGTCCATGGCCGCAGCTTGGGCTGCGGTTGCGGTCATCTTCGTTAAGGAGTTTCTGATCTGATGGTACCAATGTCTGATTGGCTTACCCGTTACCGACCTCAGATCGAGCTTCTGGGGCGCCTGGCGCCCGCATGGGTGACCCGCTATCGAAAGTTCCTGATCGCGGCGCTCGGTCTTCTTGTCGAAGTCGCAGCTCTGTGGCAGAATGCCCCTCAGTGGGCTATCGCGGTAGGCGTTATTGCCACCGTACTGGTTTGGGCGGTTCCCAACACTGAACCCCCGGAACCCCCGGAACCCGCTGAGAGCGATTTTGGGCTGTTCGCATAGCCGTTCTTCTCCTGGCCTACCCCTAACCGAGAAAACGCGCGCCTACGGGGCGCTGAGCGGGTTTAACGGGCAGGTTTAGGTTAGCGCGGCCCCGAAACGTACACGACCCATTCCCTTCGAGGTTTGGGACGGGGGCCGCCCAGCGCGCCGGTTTGCCTGTAGTGGGCAGGTGGTCAGATAGCCCGGCACCGGCGCGCCTGTCATGCAAGGCCGGTAGGTGGGTTCGGATGGGCCAAGTCGCGCGACTCCTCCCGCGCGCCTACACACGCGCGCGCGCGTAGGCCGGTCCGGAGATAGGGGTAGCGCCTAGCATGACTCTCACCAGAGCGCAGAAGACGCAGAATACGCGCCGCCAGAACCGGATGCTGGAGCTGGTAGCTACTGGCGCCAGTGTTAAAGAGGCGTGCCGGGAGATCGGCATTCACCGCACCACGTACCAGCGGTGGCGGTCCGAAGACCCCGCCTGGTCCATGCGCATGGACCAGATACAAACCGCCGCCCTGGCCGTCACCACCAACACCAAGGTCCCCGACTTCCCCGAGTTTTGCCGACGATACCTCAAGCAGCCGATCTATGCCCACCAGCAGCGCTGGGTCGACCTGCTAGGAGGCAAACAGCTAAACAATCTTCACTCGTCGATGGTCTACGAGTCGGGTTCGCCGAATCACATCTTGATCAACACTCCCCCGGAGCACGCGAAGTCGACTACGCTGTCGATCAACTATCCGACTTGGCGGCTGATAGCAGACCCGAACGTCAAGATCATGCTCGTTTCCAAGCGGGCAGAGCTGGCCGAAGAGTTCCTGTACGCCATCAAATACCGTCTGACCCACCCGCGGTACGCGGAATTGCAAAAAGCATTCGGCCCACCTGAGGGTTTCAAAGCCGACGCGGCCATATGGGCAGCCGACCGGATCTACCTCGGCTCCCAGCGGGACTCCGGCGAGAAAGACCCCACCGTCCAGGCGGTTGGACTAGGCGGTCAGATTTACGGCGTACGGTCTGATCTGATAATCGTCGACGACGCAGTTATCCTCTCGAACGCTCACGAGTTCGAGAAGCAGACCCGATGGTTGCAGCAGGAGGTTATAACACGGCTCGGAACTTTCGGCACTTTGGTTGTCGTAGGCACCCGGGTTGACGCAATCGACTTGTACCGGCACCTGCGCACGCCCGCCCTCTATCCGACCGGCGAATCCCCGTGGACCTACCTGGCCCAGCCGGCGGTCCTAGAGTTTGCCGAAGACCCTGATGACTGGGTGACTCTCTGGCCAAAGGCACAAGAGCCCTGGCCCGGCTCCAAGAATCTTCAACCGGACGACGATGGTCTGTACGACAAATGGACCGGGCCGTACCTGTCTCGCCGGCGTGGCATGATCTCCTCCCGAACCTGGGCACTGGCGTATCAACAGGCTGAGGTTGAAGAAGATGCAGTCTTCCCCGCCGAGAAAGTCAAGAACTGCATAACCCGACGTAACGCCGGCAAGCTGCGCAAGGAAGAGTGCGGCCGAAACATGGATGGTCTGTATGTAATTGGGTCAATGGACCCGGCAATGGTTGGGGATACGGGTGTGCTGGTTTATGCCGTAGACCGTCACACGAAGAAGCGGTGGATACTTGACGGCCGATTGCGTACGGGTGCTACTCCAGGCTGGATACGAGGTATCATCAAAGAACTGACCACTATGTACGAGATTCACGAGTGGCGTATCGAAAAGAACGCCTTCCAGGCGTTCCTGACTCAAGATCCCGAACTTCAAGAATGGCTTGGTTCCCAAGGCGTCAGACTCTCTGAGCACCACACCGGCAAAAACAAGTGGGACCCGATGTTCGGTGTAGCGTCCATGTCAATTCTGTTCGACCTACAGCTAATTGACCTTCCCGGTCTTAACCGTCCCGAGGCGATAAAGCAGCTTGTAGAACAGCTCATTGTGTGGTCACCGGAGTCTGACGCTAAAGACGACCTTGTCATGGCGCTCTGGTTTGCGGAGATTCGGGCTCGCGAAGTCTGCCAGGCCAGCTCGCTGGACGGATCTGGCCCTCAGGGCTACCAGCGGAACCGGTGGTTGTCCAGGCGCGGCAGGCAGAACCAGGTGACGGTCAATTTGAACGATTTGGCGGCGGCAAAGGTGCAGCATGCTTGATGCGAATGACATCTACGACAAGCTGAAGACTCTTCAGCGTCGGCACTCGGCCACGGACCGGGTGTGGGAAGATGTGCATGCCGCCCGCCGTGGCGACCTTGACCTTATCGCTCCGGAGATGGTTTCGGAAAGCTACCCGAAGCAGATCGTGGCCAACTTTGTCGATACCGTCGCTCGCGATCTAGCCGAGGTGTTCGCACCGCTTCCCTCTTTCAACTGCTCATCGGCCAACATGTCTTCGGACACCGCCCGCAAGTTTGCCGACCGCCGCACCAAGATCGCTCAGTGGTACGTGGATCACTCCGACCTAGCCGAACAGAACTTGTACGGCGCGGACCATTACGTGACCTACGCCCGCCAAGTCTTCTACGTCGAACCAGACTTCGATGCTCTGGCCCCGCGGATTGTCGTCGAGGACCCTCGCGGCGGGTATGCCGAGTTTGACCGCTGGGGACGCACACTGTCTTACTTCAAGCGGTGGTACTGCGACGTTGAAGTTCTTGCTAATGTCTATCCGGAGTATGCGGGTGCCATTCGGAAACATGCGATCTCTACTCCTCTGACCGGAGAGAAGCAGGCTGAGCTGGTTCGCTACTGCGACGGTGACCAGATCGCACTGGTTCTGGTTAGCGAACATCCGAGCATGCTCGAAAGCGTGCCGAATCTTCTAGGTGAGACGCCGATTGTCATACTGCGGCGCCCATGGGTCGACGCGTCAATACCCAAAGGCCAGTTTGACGACGTGATATGGGTTCAACTAGCTAGGGACATTCTCGCTAAACTCCAGCTTTCGGCTGTCGAAAAGCAGGTCGAGGCACCATTGGCGCTGCCGAACGACGTTCAAGAGCTAAATTTCGGTCCTGAAGCGATTATCCGCACGAACACGCCTGAAAAGATCAGGCGTGTCGGTCTTGAGATGGGCACGACAGCATTTGCCCAGCAAGAGCTGATGATGGCCGAAATGCAGCGAGGCGCCCGGTACAACGAAGCCCGCACCGGCGGAATCGACGCGTCCATTATTACCGGCAAGGGCGTCGAAGCATTGATGGGCGCCTTTGACACGCAGATCAAAACCTACCAGGTGGCGGCCCAGGTTGCGCTTCAGAACGTGATGCGCCTGTGTTTCAAGATGGACACCGTCTACTGGCCTGGTGTAGAGCGCACGATTCGTGGACGGTCACAGGGGGCACCTTACGAGGTCGCATACAAGCCGTCCCGAGATATTCGCGGTGACTACTCATGTGACGTATCCTACGGCTTCGCTGCCGGCCTTGACCCTAACCGGGCAGTTGTGATGATGCTCCAGCTCCGAGCCGAGCGGCTATTCTCACGGGATTTCATGGCCCGCCAATTGCCATTCGGCTACGACGTGACATCCGAACTGGCGAAGGTTCAGGTCGAGGACGGCCGGGAAGCGTTGCTCCAGTCGATGTACGCGCTAGCTCAGTCAATCCCGGCAATGGCTCAGATGGGGCTTGACCCAGCGGCCACCGTCCACCAGTTGTCCGCAGTGATCAAGGGCATCCAAAAGGGGCGGGCGGTCGAAGACATAGTTTCCGAGGTCTTCGCGCCTCCCGAGCCGCCCCCGACTGCGGAGCCGTCAGAGGGTGCCCCAGTAGATGCCACCACGGGCGGCCTCGGTGGCGGCCTCACCCCAAGCGGTCTGATGGGCGGGGTGCCCGCGGGGCAGGCGGGCATGGCGCCCGGTGGGCGCCCTGACCTCTCCGTCATGCTGGCCGGCCTGACGGCCGGCGGGGCGCCTCAGATGTCCGCTTCCACGATGCGGCGGCGTCGCTTCTGAGGAGACCCAGTGGGCGATCACGAATAGTGCACACCCCAACACATTCATCACACCCGCCGGGCTCAGGGTGTCCGTGACGGTCGAACCCAGCAGCCACGTTGCGTTCGCGACAGCCCCGGCGTGGCTCACCCTTCGGAGCCAGCTTCCTACCATGATCGGATCGTAGCGGATGCCGCTCAAGAGTCAAGCCCAGCGGCGATGGATGCACGCGAACAACCCCAGGATGGCTGACCGCTGGGAGCAAGAAACGCCTACCGGAAAGCGTCTACCCCGAAAGCTCGGGAAAAAGACCCAACCGAAACGGAGAAAACAGCGAAATGCCTAAGAACATTGGCTACAAGCCGACCGCAAACCGCGCCAGTGCCCGGCTGGGAGAGCCCCGTCCTCCCAAGCCTCGCAGTCAGGGGGACGCGAAGACTTCCGGTCCCGGGTCCGGCACTCTCAAGCCGGCGATTCGAGCTGGTAACAGCATGGCGAAGCCAGCACGAGGTCGGCTGGCAACCCGAAGCATGAAGGCACCCGGCTCTGGCACTCGGGGAACCGGACGGACCCGGAATTCGGTTCCGCGGACTGGCTAGTCAAATACCCGGTCCATGAATGGGTCGAGCGTGGCAGCGAAGGCTGTCGTCGATCCTAAGAATACGCCGAACTGGAGACCAAGCTCCATGCCGCTTTCCGGGAGCAGTGCCCCGACAACATCTACAGCGAATAGCGTGAAGAAGCCGGCAAATACGCAGTACATGGATCCTGTCAGCTTGCGCCAAGTCGATCTGCTCATTCCGGTAGCTTACCAAGGGCACGAAAGGTTTGCAACGTGACGCAGCCCAGAGGCGGATATCAGCCGCCACGGCACCCCGCGCCAGTATCGGGACCCGGGCGCCTGTCACGGCGCACCGATGGCGGCCCGGGTGATCGTCGAGCTAGCCAGCCGGTTCGCGACCTCCCCAACCCTGCGTATGGCGAGCAACAGACTTTCCGGGATACCCAGGCTGCCGCGCCGATGGCGCCCGAAGCTAGCCCGCTTCCGGTCAGCCCGGTCGACCTGTCTGGTATCACATCGCTCAACGCACCCTCCACCCGTCCAGGCGAGCCAATCACCGCTGGTGCCGACAGTGGCCCCGGTCCGGGTCCGGCCGCGCTCGGATTGGGCATCGACGCTGACCCAGGGGTACAGACGTTGCGCGCCTATTTGCCGGCTCTGGAAATGATGGCTGAGTCGCCCCAGGCGGCCCGTGGTTTTCGTGCATGGGTTAGACACTTGCGGGCGGTCCTCTGATGGGCCTGATTGATCGCTTTGCTGAGGTGAATTGGCGAGACTGGGATTTCCGGTGGGCAGAGACCGGTGGGAACCTGAAAGGTTCGTGGGAGGCGGCCCGCGACTTTTGGAAAGAGCAGCACGCCGTTGGGGCCTCGCTTTGGAACACGGCCTTTGGGGCGGGGGACGCGAAGGATAACGCCGACGCGTTCTGGGCTTCCGCGAACGTGCTTGACCGGGCGTTCAGTCAGGTTAGCCGCGGTGGCCAGGCAGTTGGCGGTGTGGCCTCTGCCCTGGGCGACCAGCCGCTTTTCAGGCAGGTGTTCGGTACGCTCGATGTAGCACAGCGTGAGTTTGTCGGGCGTCCAATAGCAACCGTCAACCTGGCGCGCGCTGATGCTCTTAACGAGCGCAATCTGGGTTTGTTGTTTGACGCCGACACGTGGAAGCAGGCGTATAACACAACCACGTTCGTCACTCCGGGGCAAGCGTTCGTTTTTGCAACTATCGGTCAGGCGCAAGACGTTACCGAAATGCTCGGGATCAACCCTTCGGCTGAGCGCCGCAAGGCGGTTCTCGAACAGTCCCCCACCGTGGGCATCATTCTTCAGGACCCTGACAAGTTTGATCCTCGCCTGCGCGGCGAGGATGGTCGCCAGTCGTACTACGAGAATTCTCTGATGAAGGGTGTCTCGGGTACTCTCGACGTTGGTATTGTCCTTGCAGGAGACCCCGCACTAGCGGTCAGCAAGTTAGCGTTGCTTGCGAGATCGCGCTTTCTGTCAAAGGAGATGACTGCTGCCGCTCTCCAGTCGGGGAAGCTTGAGTCTGTCATTGACGGTCGGTCCTATCGTAAGGCGAAGGACTTTATCCGAAGTGCCGACAATAGTGAACAGGTTCGCCGGCGGATGTTCAACAATCATTATGACGGTGATCTTGCTGCTGCGCTTCTTTACGATTCAGCTCGGATGCAGGACGATTATGCATCCCAGGGCGGCGTTATCGACCTCTACGACACGACGTTTCGGGCTTTGTATGGCGACGCTGGCGCGTGGGATACGCTTGCCCAGGAGGCACCGCGTATCGCTGATGTGATTGGTCACGCTCAGGCGAACTACACTCTCGCCAATGCGGCCAAGCACTACGGTGAAGGCAACCCTAAGGTTAATAGTCAGATCGAAGCTCTGATGGAGACCAAGCGGCGCGCATGGGTGGACGCGACCGTTAACGGTCATGGCACGTGGGGTCAGCTTGGCACTTCAGCCAAGGCCGGCGGTCTCCTGTCTGGTACTGCACCTCCGCGCTTGACGTGGACCTCGCTCTGGCGCTCCGGAACCTACGAATACGTGCGAAACATTACCCCCGTCAAGCTCGGACACTGGGCTCGCCGGAGCCGCCACTTTCTACCGAGCCAGCGGTCCGGCAGGATGTTGGACCTGAATGACCCGAACAGTGTTGGCGTGTTTCGGAGCACTCTTGGGCTATCGCGTTTAGATCAACGCGAAATGGACCGTTGGGTTGGCGCTTATGCTCGGGCGACCTCACCGGAGGCCCGGTTTGCGATTTATAACGCAGCGGAGAACTTCGCCTTTCACAAGCACGGGTCCGCGTATGGGCTTACTATGTCTGACCTTGATGTACTGATCCCGGTGATGAACCGGCATCGGCGGGGGAACCGTCAGATCCTTTCCGCCAACCGCCGCTACGCATCACAGGACGTGCTTGAAGAATACGAACGGAAGCTCAAGGCTAACAAGATTGCCTCAGCCACCCGGATCGCTGCCGTCAAGCATCAGGTTGACCAGGCGGTACAGCGTGGCGACGTGCCATCGCATTACATTGAGTTGCCTGACGAGTTCGGCAACCTAACTCTTATCCCAGAAGACCTGAATATTCGCCTTGACCGCCCGGTTACTATTACGCAACATGGCGATATTGTGCCGATGGTCGACTGGAATGTACTGGAGAACGCACTCTGGTGGCACGTTGGTTTTGGTCGTGGGCGGCCCAAGCTGAAAGGTGATGACACCCCTACCTGGACTGCGCAGTTCGGGAAGCAAGTTTATGGTGCCCAGGATATCACCCGGGCTACGCTGGAAGCGGTTATGTCAACATGGAAGGTCACTGCGATCCTTCGTCCAGGTTACGTGCCGCGCACTTTGTCCGATGAGCTGGGTCGAGTCTGGGCCAAGCTGGGTGCGTTCTCCTCTTTTGCGACGGTAGGCCGAGGGACAAAGAACACGTTGCACAATATCCGGTCTCGCCGGCGCCTGGTAGGTGAGATTGTCGCTGCTCGCCGGGCTCGCGGTGAAGGTTCTGTGGAGGTTGATGCCGAGGCCGAGGTCATCGCAGCATCGGCACCCAGTCCACGTGGCGCTCGGCTTTCCGAGGACGCCAGTTTCGACCCGAGTAACCCGGTCAGCCTGACGGACACCGGTAAGGCGTATCGCTCCTATGAGGTGGCGTTTGCTGATGGCGTTATCCCGCTTGATGATCTCGTTGATCGGGTTGAGGCGCACGCATCGGCGGGAACCTTGAACTCGCAGCTTGCGGAGATATACGGATCGCTCGAATCGGGTGCCATGACTCCAGCCGAGTTTCGGACCGCTGTTGGCGCGTATGCTCTGCGAGCTGCCGACCGGGGGGCGTACCTTTCCCCGGCATGGCAACAATCCTACTTGCGTCACGTCGTCCGTGCGCATGAGCGCAGATCGCATGGTGAGCCGGCACGGATTAGCGTGGTTGATCCTTTCAGTGGTGAGTCTCCTGATCTGACCACGGACCAGATTCGTCAGAACATCACTACACAGCATCAGCGGCTCATTGTCCGTGCAGACGACGGTGTGTTCAACCCTGAGGACGTTCGGGCGTTTGTCGAAGAACATCTTGATGAGCTGCTACGGCCCGATAGCGTTCTGGTTTCGCATATGTGGCCAGACGGTAGGATCGCCCTTGCCGTTGGGCGAAACAACACACCCGAGGCTGCGGTGAAGCGGAGTGCGGGGGTAAGAGTCCGTCTGCCTTTCTCCGCACGCAAGGGTGACCTGATCCGGGACTCCGGTACGGCAGAGATCACCCTGAATACCGCAGCCGGGAAGGTCACTATCCGCGGCGGGTTTGACGGTGACCACGGGGACCGGCTCCGTAAGCAGGTCTCTAACCGCGGTCCCGATGACGCATGGGTGGATGCGGCTACCGACCTGAAATTTGCCGAGTTCATTGCGGCCTCGCGGCGCTATGTGGATGTCGCCCCAGACGACTGGAAGACGTACCAGGAGGCGTGGAGCCGTGCGGTGATGCTCCAGCTTGCCAAGGACCCGGCTGCTAGGCAGTTTTTGGCTGGCCGGTCATACTCAGATGTTATTAAGTGGTTGGTGTCCACCTCTGAAGGACGAGCCTATCAGTGGCGAATGGGTCCATGGCGGTCGCAGTTTGCTGAGCAGGTTGCGATGGTTCAGGCAATGGTTGACGCGTATGTTCCCTTTGCTCCGGCGCGACGTCCAGAGTCATTCGAGCTACGACGGAAGGTTCTTGCGGGCGAGGCCACAACGGCAGACCTTGAGCGCGTTGTGAGCCGTAGCGAGATGCCTCGGGTACACGGATTGTCACTTGAGGCGGCTACCGGCCGCGGTCCGCTAATGGACAAGATCAAGAAAGCTACTGACGACACGTTCAAGCGTCTATCGGATATGCCGAACGATAAGCTCGTCCGGTTCCCGTTTGCTGCTGAACGGTATCGCATGCACGCCCAAACACTTGCTGAGCGGAGGGGTGGGCAGCTAGCCGGCAGAGGTGAGCACTTCCGGGTCGACGACCTGCGCGCGATCGAGCAGGTCGCACGCAGGCGGGCGTTGCGGGATGTCCAGCGGTATCTTTACACGACTAATGCGACTTGGGATCTCGCGAAGGCGCTTCGCCTGTATGTCCCGTTCATGTCGGCCATTGCGGACTCCGGCCTCAAGTGGGGTGTGGTACTTCGTGAGAACCCGACTGCTGCACTGCACATTTGGAAACTGTGGAGCCTGCCTGACCGCGCCGGCCTGGTGACTGATGAGAACGGTAACGAGCTAGTTGTCGAGGACGGTCGTGAGACCTGGTACTCGGCGCATCCTCAAACCGGTGAACGTGTAGAATTGGTCGACCACAAGCCGGCTGACAGGTTCATCACGTTTCGCTTGCCGTCGTGGCTTTCGCAGCGTTACTATGGTGACGACTCTCGTCCACAGGTGCGAATCAACAAGCGGGTCTTTCGCACATTTCTTGACCTGCCAACCGCTGGGCCGATCATAACTGTGCCAGCTAACAAGTTTGCGCTGGATAACCCGGAGTTTGCAGAGAACGAGTTTGTGAAGCAATGGATTCTCCCCCTTGGGCCGAGCGCTGATTCATCTGCTGCGGTCATTCCGACCAACGTGAGAAACATCCGTCAGGTCGTATTTCCTGAATGGGCTGAGCAGGATCGGCAAATCGCCGAAGGTCAGGCTACTGCGATCTTCGCGTCGGACATGACATCCTACTCACTCGGTTTGCGGCCAAACCCGCCGACCTTTGAGGAAGCGCGTGACAAGGCTGCGTCGATGCGTGGTCTGCGCTTCTGGGCGGCGTTTGGTGCCGGTATTTCCCCGCAGATCCAGAGCCCGTACCAGCCTTACATCGACTACTACCGGCAGTTGCGGGCGCGCGAGGCGACCCTGCGTGAGCAAGCGGCGGCCGAAGGCCGCGACCAGGCAGAGGTGCCGGCGGCCGACCAGCTCTTTTACGATGAGATGGGTGAGGAGTTCTTCGCACTGACCGCCCGGGTTACCCGTAACGCGTTGGGCATTCCTGCAACGATTAAAACCCAGCGAGCGTGGCAAAAGTACCAGGACTTGATCGACCGCCATCCCGATGTTGCGACCCTGATCATCGGCCAGGAAGGCGGAGGCGAGTTCTCGCGTGCCGTTTATGAGGCGCAAAAACTGCAAGAGCTGCGTCCAGGGTCTAGCGAAAAGCAGCGTGGACGACTGTCTCCTGAGGAATCGTGGGAGGATTCCCAGAAGCGGCTGGGATGGATTGAGTATGGCAAGTTCCAGGATCTGATACACATCGACCTTGCGTCACGTGGTTTGACCAGTATCGAGCAGACGGGCGCGGAACGCATCAGGGCTGCGAGAGACAAGTGGCTTCAGGATCGGATGTTCGTTGAGTCGCCCTGGGGAGAGACAACTCTTAACCCATGGTTCGAAGATTTTCGAACCATCGACACTTCTCGCTTGGCGGGCCGCCTCCAGAGTTTTCGGGAGATCGTTCAGGACAGGCGGCTACAGGGACGCGACGATATTCGCGGGCTGATCGAGTATCTACGACTACGGGACCGATTTCGCGCGTTCATGGATCGTCAGGGCTGGGCTACGTTGGCTAATGACGATGCAGCAATGTTAAGGGCGCAATGGCAGCGGATCGTATTCCAGCTCAAGGAAGATAGCTTGGCGTTCTCGGCATTGCATGACCGGTGGCTAACCGGTGATGAGACTTTGGCGGCTCGGGGGTGACCAGGTGACCGTTGTTGGCGCAGGGCGTGAGCCTACCGTATGGGAGCGCATTGCGCAGACCATGACCAAGGCGTCGCGACTGTTCGCTCGCCCGGATGTCAACGCTATGGTACGTAGTCGGTCGCTGAACCCGGATATCCGTGAGCAGCAGCGTCAGGAAGACCTGATGAGGCAGGCCGACCGCGAACGCCTAATGGGTCCCGTGCAGCCGCGCGGTAAGGATCGCCTGGCTACCGAACTGAAGCGTAATCCTCACAAGCCTGGTTCAGTGGAATATGATCGCTGGGTGATCGGTCTCCGGGAAGTCTCGGATGACCCTGAGTTCAACATTGCGCTCCGGTCGGCGCAAGGACCCGCGTTTCGTCGTGAGCAGATGCGTTCCGAGGGCGGGCTTTTCGGTCAACGGGACAGCGATCCCGATGTCACCCCTGAGGGGTTTTCGGCCCGCCAGCAGATTATCGATCGTCCACGTTCGGTCATCGTGGGTCCGGACGGCGAACCGGTACCAGATCAGTTTACGATTGGCGTTGACGGTAGTATTGTTCCGGCTGGCACTGAACTAGCCGCAGGGGTTGACCCGACTTTGATCAGTGGCGAGGACGCCGTGCGCTCGGGTCAGTTTGTGTGGATGGGCGGGATGGGCGCGGAGGAGGCGGCAGGGCGGTTTGGGACCGTACCGGTCGTCGAGGATGCCTACATGTCAGCTAATGATGCCGTTCTTTTGCCGTACCGCTGGACTCCAGCCCAGATTGCCTACGCACAGGAGGCTATGGGGCTCGATATCACTGGCTTTGCCGACCAAGCCGTGATCAACGGTTGGGCTCAGGTTGTCGCCTCGGCAGCAGGATATGCCCAAGCCGGTCGGAGAGTTGACCCGTTCATGTTGCTCGATATGGTTTTCGATGCGACCCAGGCTGCCAGCCGCGGTGGCGGAGGGGGAGGTGGCGGGGGTGGCGGTACCGCTTTCTCGGTCTCGGAGACAACGGCGTTCTTAAACTCCGTAATGCTGGAAGAAGCTGGGCGCGAAGCGACCAACCAGGAGGCCGAGCAGTTTAACGCCGCTTTCAACGGAGCTGGCGAGGTCGATCCGACTCAGTTTGCCGTTGATTGGGTTCGCAGCATAGCAGGCGGAGAGGCTGGGACCTTCCAAGCCGCTACGGACTACTACCAGGCGATGCTGGCAGTGCTTGGCGCAAACACCCAAGCCGAGGGGGGGCCGTAAGTGTCGTACGACCTTTTCTTCGATGACACCGGAAAAGCTGCGCCTACCACATCAGCGCCGCGCAAGCCTACAACTGCGCCAACCCCCCGCCCCAGTGCCGGCAGCAGCAGCGGTGGAGGTGGGAGCGGAGGTGGCGGGGGTGGCGGAGGTAGCGCTCCTCGCCCAAAGGCCGAGAAGCGGCTTAGCCTTGACGAACTCGCCGCGCAATATGGTTACGCCGCTGCGTTCTTCAGGTCCGACGCTGAACTTCGCAAGCTGATTCAGCAAGCCGTCAAGGACCAGTGGTCAACGGCCAAGTTCCAGGCCAAGCTTATGGCGTCAAAGTGGTATCGGAAGCACACTGCGTCCGCTCGCACCTGGCTTGAACTTGAGGCCCGGGACCCGAAGGAGGCATCTAGCCGGGTTGCTGAACAGACCAGAGCTATCCGTGCGCAAGCGAACCAGATGGGTATTTCGCTCTCATCTGGACGTGTTAAGAAAATGGCCCGCGAAGCGCTGATGATGGGATGGTCGGCGCAGCTCATCACTGACGCGGTTGCCGATGAGTTCAAGTATGACCCTGGTGAAACGTCGGGTCAGGCCGCCTCAATGGAGACATTCATTAAGCGAACTGCGGGCGACTTCGGTGTTCGGGTCTCGGATTCGCGAGTCGGCGATTGGCTCGGTAAGACGCTTCGCGGTGATTTCACCGAGGATAATATCACGGACCTGGTAGCCGACATGGCTCGTAGCCGTTACCCAGGCTTGAACGAGTTTATCGACCAGGGTAAGACGGTGGCGGATGTTGCTGAGCCTTATCGTGAAGCATACTCTCGGCTGTTGGAAGTTCCGTTCGAGACCGTTGACCTGTTCGATGGCATAGTCCAACAAGCCCTACAGGGCACTCGGAGTGCTACTGCCAAGGCCGGTGACCCCCTCCAGGTGCAGTCGCTTTACGACTTTGAGCGAACTTTGAGGCGCGACTCTCGCTGGCAGTTTACGCGAAATGCACGGCAGTCGGCGATGGATACCACGATCGGGATTCTGCGTGATTGGGGTCTAAGTGCCTGAGTCAGCCTTTGATGTTATGCACGCCATGCTAAGAGATTTGGGACTTGGGTCGCTTGTGCCGGCGGCGCGTGAAATGCTGGAGGATGGCCACACGGTTGAGCAGATTTCAGTCCTGATCCAGGACACCGAAGCGTATAAGCAACGGTTTGCGGGTAACGAACTTCGGCGGAAAAAGGGGTTGCCTGTGTTAAGCCCCCTCGACTACTTGAACACCGAAGCTGCGTACCGGCAGATCATGGAGTCGGCTGGCTTACCGCCAGGGTTCTACGACAGGCCAGAGGACTTTACCGAGTGGATTGCCAACGATGTGGCGCCTGTTGAAATCAAGACTCGGGTAGACGAGGCTTTGGCTGTTGCGTTTCGTTTGGACGACGCTACCGCTAACGCGTTTCGCGACTTCTACGGTATTACTCGTGACAACCTCGCTGCTTTCTTTCTTGACCGTGAGCGCGGGCTGCAAGAGCTTGAGCGCATCAGCCGGGCTGGGCTTATCGGTGGTGCGGCCCGGGCGCAAGGGCTCGGCGTTGACCGCACGCGGGCTGAGCAGCTTGCCGCAAGCGACCTCGTTGGCGAGGGCGACTATAGATCGGCGCTCGGCCAGGTGGCGCGGCTAACGAAGGACGCCGGGCGGCTGGCTGGGATTTATGACGTTGATTACGGGCAGCAAGAGGCTGAGCAAGAGATTTTCTTTGCCGACGAAGAGTCACGGCGGAAGCGGCGGAAGCTGCGCAGCCTTGAAGAGGGTCAGTTTAGTCAAGGGTCGGGGGGTTCTCCGGCGAGCTTGGCGAGGCCGTCAGGTCAGGTTTAGCTTGTCCTCTGCCGTCCTACGGGACTGACAGAGCTTGACGCGCGGGTAGGTGCGTCGGTCGCACACGGGCCTCATAAGCCTGAGTTAGCCGGTTCGACTCCGGCACCCGCCACTCCGCACCATCTTATAACCGGCGGATGGATTGCGTGATACAGCCGGTAGCCGTGCGTTCCGGTGGCTTGTCCCCACGAGGCCACTGTTGGCGTACGCAGACATTTCCTTTCTGAAAGTGGGTGTTTCGTAATGGCAAACGACTGGGATCAGCTTGACGACTTCGACGAGAATTCGGACGAAGGGGGTCAGGAACCCAAGAAAACCAACCCGCTGCGTAAGCGCATGCGTGAGCTGGAGAGGGAGAATCAGCAGCTAAAGGAAACTAACTCGAAGCTTGCCAAGGAAACTCGGAGTTCGAGCCTCGTGCAGCTTCTTCGCGCGGCAAAGGTCAAGCATGCTCCAAAGGTAGCTGTCTTGGTGCCATCTGATGTCGACTCGACTGAGGATGGGGTCAAGAAGTGGCTGGAGGATTATGCCGAGGTGTTCAACATCCAGACCGAGCCTACCGGTGAAGGTGAAGGCGAAGGCGAAGGCACCACTCAGGAGCCTCCGGAGCAGACCGAGCAAGCCGAGAAGCTGGGGCGGATCGGTAAGGTTACCGCCTCCACAGCGACGGTTACCAAGCAGGCTGACCTTCTGCGGCGTCTGAATGACCCGAACCTCAAGAAGGAGGAACTTCTCCAGATGATCTATGACGCGGGCGGCGGTCCCGGTTCCGGCTGAGTCTAGTCGCTTAGAACCCCACTTTAGGAAAGGGGGTGAATTATGGCTTTCACTGACATTGAGTCCGGTGCATCCCTTGGTGTTCAGCTTGTTCAGACGGCGTTTGATAAGCTGGTGGAGTACGCGCTTCGTGCGCAGCCTCAGTTTCGGGCGGTTGTAGACAAGCGCCCAGCACAGCAATCTATGCCGGGTGCTAGCGTAGTGTTCAATCTTTACCAGGACCTTACGCCGAACACCTCGACGCTGACCGAGACGGTTGACCCGGATGCGGTTGCGATTCCGCAGACCACTCCGGTTACCGTGACTTTGAATGAGTACGGTATGTCGAGCCTGGTGACGCGGAAGCTGCGGCTCCTGTCGTTGTCCGACGTGGACCCGGGCATCGCCGATATTATCGCGTTCAACATGCTCGATAGTATCGACGTGCTTGTGCGCGATACCGCCCTTGGTGGCACGAATGTTATTCGAGTGAACGCGACTAACGTGCTCATCAACTCGGGTACCACCGGTGCCGTTGCCGAAGGCGACATCATGGAGTCTAAGGTAGGGCGGCTTGCAGTAGCCGCACTGCGTAACTTCAAGGCGCTTCCCCGCGTGGATAACCTGTTTGTCGCATACGTGAATCCCGACGTTTCGTTCGACCTTCGTAGCGAAACCGGGACCTCGCAGGCGACCTGGCGCACGCCACATGAGTACAGCGCGGCTGGCAACATCTGGGGCGGCACTATCGGTGAGTACGAGGGAATTCTCTATGTCGAGACCCCGCGTACGTTCTTCGCTAATGACGGCGACACCTCGGAGACTGTTCACCGGTCTATCGTGTTTGGCCGGCAGGCAATTGCTGAGGCGGTTGCCGAGGAACCTGGTGTTCGCATCGGTCCGGTTACCGACAACTTGATGAGGTTCCGACCCATCGGTTGGTATGGATTGCTGGGTTGGAACATCTATCGGGATGAAGCTGTTATCCGGGTAGAAACCGCTTCCAGCATCAACACCACTTCTCTGTAACCACGTTTGAGGGGGAACCTCAATGAGGTTCCCCCTCAAACTCTGATCTTCTTCGAAAGGGGGTGGCTAATGGCAGTTGGATGGTCTGTGACCGCCGGCAACAGCGCCCTTACCACACTCACCGGCACTTACGGCTTCATTCAGCTTCACGTTGGTGACCCCGGCTCTGCTGGCACTGCAAACGTGGCCACCGAGAATACGCGCATGGAGGCAACATTCGGTACGGCCAGCGGTGGCTCGATCTCGACCACTGCCGACCTTGAATGGCTTGATGTTCCCGCTGCTGAGGATTTCACCCACTTTAGCGTTTGGACGCTAGTAACCGGCGGAACGTTTGGTTTTTCCGGAACCATCACGGCTAACGCGGTTGGCATCGGCGATGACTTCGTGATCCAGACTGGCGATCTCACGGTCTCTGTCGACGTAGCGGCGTGATCTAATGGCCGTTCGGCATTTCGACGGCAGCTCGCGCATCGAACTTGACCTGGGTAACGTCTCTACCCTTAACGCCGGCGCCTACACAGTTGCCGCAATTGCCAAACGGACCACCGATGGCAATGACCGTACACTGGCCTCGGCGGAGGCTGCGACTAGTTCCCGACGCGCTTTCATGATTGCGCCCGATGACGATATGATATTCGTCTCGGGCGGCATAGTGGTGGACTCTACGGTAAGTTGGGACTCGTCACTGGATTGGTGCCTAGTCGCTATCACAAAGGCATCCGGTAACTCGACACCCCGATTTCACCGCTACGTGTTTGACACTGACACCTGGACGCATCAGGACGGCTCGGGTACCCGCTCGGACGACAGCGAGGCCCTTGACCACATTGCGATTGGACAAGCCGACCAGAGCTTCGGATTTATCGGCCGGCTTGCGGTTGCCGGGGCCTGGCAGAGCCCTTTGTCCGACCTTACGCTTGAAGGATTGACTGACGAGCTGTCTGCATGGGTCACGGCCTCGCCTGATGCTCTGTGGCCGCTGAACCAGGCTAGCGTCACAACCGCTGTCCAGGACATCACTGGAGGCGGGGCCGACCAAGTTGCCCGCGTCGGGACTTCGGTTGTCGCAGGCGACGATCCACCAGGGTTCGACTTCGCATTGACTCAGACTGTACTTGGCGATGGATCGGCTGATCTTGGACCACTGACCGCATCCGCAACCGGTCTACGAACCGTTCATGGAGTCAGCCTTGGCGACCTTGGCACATTGACCGCCACCGGTACCGGGCAGCGGACCGTGTACGGTGTTGCTCTCGCGGACCTTGGGTTTACGGCGACTGCGCATGCCGTGGAGTTCGGAACTGCCGTGGCCGATCTGGGCCTCTTGGCTGCAACCGCCTCCGGGCACGTGATCCGCTACGGTGTCGCGATAGCCGATTTGGGTGCTCTCGCTGCTCACGCCAGGGCACCCATCACGGTTACTGGAGTTGCGGTGGCGAACCTCGGCGGCCTTTCGTCGATGCTTGTAGGCGATCGGAGCCAATTGCCGAGGTTTATTCTGGTTGGGCCAACGTATCAGGAAAATCTTCGAACCAACGATCGGTTGTTCAGCCGCTATCAGTTGCCCCACGGAACTACTCTTGCTGTTGTTAACGGTGTCGTAACTGAGCTGATCTACCCCTACCAAGAAGACTTGGAGCAGTACGACAGCGTTTACCTTGGTGGTTTTGAGCATCGTATTACCGCTAATGAGGCGAACATCCTGATCGTTGCTGGGTATGGCGAGTTCGTTACACCAATCTAGAAAGAGGACTAATGCCGAAGAAGAGTAAGCGGGTTCCGCCGGCTGCGTCGCCTATGGCCGGAAAGAACAACCCGACATCGTACCGGGCAATGCCCCCAAAGGGTCGTTCCAGTGCGTCCAACCAGGGCGGCGGCCGTGGAATCCGCCCCGCCAAGAGCATGAGGAAGAGTTGATATGGTTTATTCGACTGTGGATGTTGTAGGTGCTTCGTCGGTTACGGCTGGTACTTCAGCAACTATCAACGCTGGTACTGCCGCAACTGGCGATGCCGTTTTCCTGCACATTGTGTGGACGAACCCAGCCGTCAGTAGCGTTGTCGACAATGACTGGGTCGTTGTTCCCGGCACTAATGTGGTTGGCCCTGACTATGCGTCTGCGGTCTACTCCCATGTGCTTGACGGCACTGACTCAATCAACCTGTCGTGGACTGGCTCTAGCCATTGGACGTGGCAGCTCATTGCTTGTGACGGGCTGACTGCCACCCCGCTAGACCTGTCCGAGACGGCGCAGAGCAACAGTGCTGCCACCCTGCCGCGTCTAAATGGTGTCGGTGCTACTGACCATGTGCTGTGTTTCGCCGGATCGGTCAACGGTTTGTCCCAGACGAACGTACGGGCTTACCCGGATGTCGGGTTTGTCGTGGCGGAGGAAACTCAGAGCGCGGCCGGGCGGCCCACTCTTTGGGTGGGGCAGTTTAGCGGTCCGATCGGCGATCTCGCCGTGACGCTTCCTGCGTCGGTCTATTTTGACCCGCCGCCGACTCACAGCGTAGGGCACACGCTTTCAGTCCTGGTTGCGTAACCGGTGGGCGTGCGCTGCACGTGTGGTCATGGACACGAGACTTTTGGCGCGTGTATACGCGCCAAAAGTCTGTCAGTGGGATATTGCCGGAGCCACGTAGTGAACAATCCCGCCCGCCATGACAAGGCTGCCAACCGTCACCATGAGCGCGAGTTGGACGAATACTACCGGGCGCGTATGCAAGGGATTCGGCCGGGCGCAACCACCATGGCAGCGGTGCGGCATGCCCTTGACCGATCTGATCAACTCGGAGCCCCCTACAACGCCGCCGACCCGCTCAGCCATTTCGACGCTCTAGGAGACTAGGTTGCCTGAGAGCCCGTTCACGGTTCGCGCGATCATCACCGAGGCGCGAGACATCCTGTACTCCTACGCCGGCCAGGACCAGAGGACAAGTCTGGCGCAACCGATCACGGCGAGCGACCTCACTTTTTCGGTCTCAGGGAGCACGCTTATCTCTCGTGGTGTAATCGAGATTGACGATGAGCTGGTCTACGTTGGCAGCGTTGACTCAACAACGGGGTTGGCCACGGTTGAACCGTGGGGTCGCGCTCAGTCGGGGTCGACGGCAACGAACCACGCGGCTGGTTCGGAGATTGCGATGGCACCTCGCTTTTCCCGCCAGCGGCTAGCCAGTATCGCGGCGTCGGTGCTTAGGGAAATCTTCCCCGCAGTGTATCCAGTTTCGCAGACTGAGTTGACAGTTAACCCAGCACGCACGAATTACGTTCTTCCGTCCGACGCTTACAACGTCCTCTCTGTGGAATTTAACTGGCCTGGTCCGACTGGCATGTGGTCGCCCGTGAAGCGATGGCGTCAGAATAAGCCTGTTGAAGGTCTGGAGCTGGAGTTGATTTCCACAACCTGGCCCGGTGAAGACCGCGTGAGGGTCAAGTACGCGAAGACGCCGAAGTCGAGTTGGGCGATCGACGATGACCTGGCCACGTTCGGCTACGATTTCGAGGTGCGTGACGTGGTGATCCTCGGGATTGCTGCACGTGCGTTGGCGTTCATTGAGCCGGTTCGTGTCAGCGTGCAGTCGGTTGAGGCGCACGGGCGCTCGGAGGTTGTTCCGGCGGGCGCAGCGGCGGACGCATCGCGATACCTGTTCGCTTTGTTCCGGCAGAGACTTGACGAGGAACGTAGTCAAATCCTGCTTCGGCACCCGATCCAACCGCATAGGACGCACTGATGGCACGTAAGTATTCGAACACGTCAGTTGAAACGACGCTGGTTAACAGCGTCAACTCATCAGTGACCAGTATCGAAATAAACGATACCGGTGGTCTCCCGGCGACGTTCCCTTACTCCCTGATTCTTGATTTCGAAACCGCTAACGTCGAGGTCGTTACAGTCACGAATCTCGCTGGCGGCACGTTGACCGTGACTCGCGGCCAGGATGGAACCGCTGCGCAGTCCCATAACACGGGTGCCGTTGTGGTGCACGGGCCTACCGCGCGGGATTTCTCCGAACCGCAGGCGCACATCGACGCAGCTTCCGAAGTGCATGGGCTTGCGGCTGGAAGCGAGCTTGTTGGTACAACCGATACGCAAGCGTTGACTAACAAGACGATTAGCGGGTCTGCCAATACGCTGACAAACATTGCTGGCAGCTCTCTTGCTCCTGCATTTAACGCTTCAACGGTCGATGCTACGTTCCAAAGTGTAACACTCTCTGGGCCGGACCCGGACGTGGACGTAGCAACTGAGCTAGCAGATTTGCAGGCAGGGCTTCCGGTACCCGGGCAAAGGCCCGGTGAGGTAATCGGCACGCCCACGGTAGAGACCTCCAACAGCTCTACCTTCACAACCACCGAAACGCAGGTATCTAGTATCACGGTGCCACTGGTATCTGGCCGAACCTACTGGGTCGAGGCGTTTATAGGGTTCAACTCAACAGTTGTCGGTGACGTGATCAGTGGACGCCTTCGCGAAGACAACGCATCCGGAAACATCATCGACCAAAACGTCATCGCCACCGTGTTTGTGAGCGGCTTCCGGAAGACCACGTGCCCGCTATACTTCCGGTTTACCGCATCTGCAACCGCGAATAAGACGTTTGTGGCTACTGGCCAGAGGGACTTTGGCACCGGTACGTGCCGAATGGAGGCTAATACTAACCGACCAAGCTTCATGCGGGTTATCTACGAGAGCGGCTGATAGCAATGCGGCTACCTAGTCGACTCCCAGCCAGCCTTGGTCGAGGCATTGGCTCGGGAGACCTCTTCGTAAGGTCCGGTGTCGCCTACAGTTATGCTGTCGGCGGGTTGCCGTTCATGTCGGCCGCGTCGACCGCCCGTCCGATCATTCGTGAGACGGCACCGATCAGGAAAGAGCAGTTTGACAGTCAGACCCTTCCTGGTGAGCAGTCGCTAGAGTTCTGGTGGCTGCGGTCTCAGCAGTCTTTTCACGGCGGAGCCGGCCAGGTATTTGCCGACCCTACCGAAGATAATCCGTTCAGCAGCATTCGCTTTCGCTTTTCACGTAATGTTAACGTGTGGGACCAGGGTGAGGCGAAGCTTCTTAATGATGTCGGTACCATTGATGGCGCAACTGCGGTCCCTGGGCTGTCTGACGCGACCGAGGTGACGTTTGGCGATGGCGAACACGCGGCCGCAACAATCGACGAAACAAGCGTACACTTTGTAACCTCGGACGACTACGTTGAGCGTACGCTTACGGTGACGACTTCCGCCCAGACCATAACGTCGGACGGCACTCACATGTACGTTGGCGCACAGGACGGGGTATGGTCGGCTCCGATACCGGCCAGCCTTGCCACTGCGCCATCATGGACACAGGAGTACGATTTCACGACCTCGGACCCAGTGTTTATGGCGTTCGTGAAACAGCGGCTCATTCTGGCCGTAGGACCCGCACTCTATGAGCTTGACCCTCACCCGCCAACCCCGCCTGCCGTACTGCCGGCCGCGCTTTTCACTGATGTCAACCCGGATTGGGTGTGGACCGGCATTACCGAGGTTGCGGGAGCGATTCTGGTCGTAGGCAACGCCGGTGGCATCCGGGGTGCGATTCTGAAACTTACTGTTGACGTTGACGGCGAGATTCCGGTCCTGACCGCTCCGTCAACCGCAGCCCAGCTACCTTTTGGCGAGGTACCCTACTCGGCTGCTGGATACCTAGGACGATTCGTTGGCATCGGCACCAATAAGGGCGTCCGTATCGGCATAGCTGACTCGGCTGGCGACATCGAGTATGGGCCGCTGTTGTTCGCGTCAGAGTTCCCGGTCAGAGCATGGTCTGCCCGTGACCGTTTCCTGTGGTGCACTGTTTCACGGGGGAACGAGGGCGATTCGGGGCTTTACCGGATTGATTTGTCAACTGAGCTGGCCGAGCTGCGGTTCCCATATGCCACTGACCTGGTTGCCGATGGCGATACGGCAGATTGCAACGTCATAGCGCATTTGGGGGCCTCGGACCAACTATTCTTCGCCACCGGCAGCAATGGTTACCGCCAAGACCTGACTAATCTTGCACTCGTTGGGACGCTACAGACTAGTCGGATTCGGTTCAATACGGTTGAGCCGAAAGTGTTCAAGCTTATCCGGGTACGTGGTCCGGTACTAGCTGGACCATTGGGTCTAGAGACCATTGACCAGGCAGACAACGTTGCGTCTTCGCACACCTTCCCGTCTGGCAGGTCGCCCGGCGATACCGATGTCGCGGTATCTTCCCCGTCCGAGCCGATTGACTTCATGTCATTGCGATTTACGTTTAACCGCCAGATTTCGCTCAACGGGCCAATTCTGTGGGCCTACCAGCTCAAAGCGTTGCCGGGCTCTCCGCGACAGCGGATCATCCAGCTTCCGCTCTGGTGCTTCGACTGGGAGCTTGATCGCTTCGGCCAGCGGCGAGGCGGCCATGGCGGGGCGTGGCGGCGCATTCGAGCACTGGAGCAAGTCGACGCAGCCGGTAACACCGTGATACTTCAAGATTTCGATATTGGGGAGAATGCCGAATGCGTGATCGAGAGGGTGAGCTTCGAGCAGACGGCGCCTCCTCCGACCGCGGAGGGCTGGGGCGGGGTCATCACACTAACGCTCCGGACCGTGTAACAGCCTTTCCACTGCCAAGGGGACACGTTTTTGGACCGTCGCCTCTTGTGGTTACACATCACGATGGGCGGTCCAAGCCTGATGGTATAGCATTGCGTCGTTGGCAGAGCTGGTTTGCCGGCGGCTGGCGCCGGCCTTGGATGCACCCCAACGGCCGCTACGACGGCCTGACCCAGCGGGCGGTGCTGGAGGTCCAAGACCGGGCTGGCCTGCCGCGTACGGGGCTGCTGGGGCCGCGAGAATGGGCAGCCGTGTGGACCCTGACCCCGTCCCCTAAGCCACCCCGGAAGCCGCCGGCCAGACCCACGGGACTGACCGGCCATGAGCGCCGGGCACGGCGGAGGTACTGGCGGCGGTTCTCGGGGTGGCATGTCGAGCCTGGCAGTGATCCAGAGGCACCTGAGTGGTATCCCGGTCGCCCGTTCGGACCCCACTGTCGAGGCGCCTACGTGGTTCCGGTGCAAGAGGTTCTAGGGTTCAAGCCGACCGGCCGCTTCCAGGTCGCCCTTGGGAGACGAGTTGCCGGGTTGCAACGGGTGAACGGCCTGCCCGAATCTGGCGTGGTCGATGCGCGCACCGCGCGCGTAATCGAGTCAATGCGGGACAAATAAAATGGCGGCCCCCATCTGAGCTAGCGGGCTTGGTGGGGGCCGCCATTCTGCGTCTCTGACATCGACCCAATTTCGCCGTGGTGAGGGCCGAGCCCAACGCGGCCTACCAAAGTGAGTGGACCTGACCCGGTAGACCCATATTCAGTTGTGGATGGATGGAGCAGTCAACCGGGGAGCACCCGTATTGACGCCGGCCAGCCTACATCATCGTTTTCGAGACTGTCAACTCGGAGGCGGTAACCCCGTTGATCACCACCACCATGGGTGCCAGCCCGGTCACCGGAGGTGCTTCGGGCGCGGGCGCGTCAGGTCGTAGCAGCACCTGCCGAAGCGCCTGCTCAGCGGCCGTGGCGGTTGCCTCGGCCAGAGTTGGCTCTGCGATCCCGGTGTAGACCTGCGTCTGGGTGTCTCTCGTATGGCTGGCGATCATCTGAGCTGCCGCAAGCCCGCCCGCCAGGCGGGCGTAGGTCAGCCCACTACGGCGTAGCAGGTGGGCGGCTTCGTCCCGGAGGTCGATTTCCGGCCCGTAGAACGCCCTGAGGGCGCGCTTGACGGTCGCACTGGCCTGTTCGGCACCCATGGGTGCGTCCGGGACCAACGGCCACTCAGCTCGCATCAGCCGCTTCGGGACGCCGGCCGGTAGCGTGGACGCGTGCGGCTTCTTCGCCAACACCGGCCACTCCGACTTCGGCTCGCCGTACCGGTCCACGAACCATGCGAGGTAGCGGTCTAGCTCGACAGCCACCGGCGGGCCGATGGGGAGCTGGAACTCGACCACCCGGCGCCGGCTTTTCGCGTTGATCAACTCTGCCCAACCGTACGGGTGAGCAGAGTCGATCTCGTCACGGTGAAGATCGCCCCAGCGAAGCACCACCAGACTGGACGCACGGAGTGTCCAGCGCAACCCCAGAGTGACCAAGAGACGGTCCCGAGGATGGAACGCGCAGTCCAGCAGACGGGGCCATTCATCAAATGGGATGCGTCGAAAGACCTTTTGGCGCCGGATGTCTTCCGGCGCAACCTTTCGCGCTGTGTTGCTGATCTCATACTCGGCCCGGAACGTTGGGCTAATCCACTCCTCCCGGTACAGCATCTCAACGAAACCTCGAAGGGCGTTCCGGTCTAGGGTGAGGGTCCCGCCCCGGCGGCCCACCCGGACACCTCGGCCTTCGGCCCGCTGGGCAGTCTGGGTTGCGTCACTGGCGCCCTGGTAGAGGTCGATCAGGGCATCGCGGAAGTGTTCCCGGCGGAGGTTACGGGTCAGGGTGTGGAGCCCGCGGGGGGTTTGTCGAGCGAGGGCAAGGAGCGCACTTCGCTTCATGCGGACGGTCTTGGCGATGAGGCCCCGGTGGGCCTCTTGGCGGGCGTAATGGTCGATCGCCTCGGCCAGGGTGACGGAGGCGATCTGCTTTCGTGGCATCGGCAACTCCTTCGTTGTCCACCGGTAAACGCGAGTTGCCAGCCTCCAGTATACCAGGACAGACCGGTTGTCACAAGGCAAATGGATCGTTACCGGTATAAGACCGGCTACCTACGCTTACCAGGCGATATGGATGTGTGTCACTTGAGGTTCAGACCCTAAGGGGTAAAACGGCGTTTGTCAAGTTGAGACACGTCGATTCGGTCTGTACCTGACCGGTTGACCGTTGAGGCTACAAGGTCCACACTGCCGTCGTGGCCATCTACTGCTCCGACCAGTGCCGAACGGGCGACTGTGGCGAATGCGAGCCTGTTGAGCTGGACTTGTTCTTGGCAGGCAGGGACCCGGGTCCACCGTGCGGTCACGCGTGCCACGACTGGCCGGATGTGCCACTTGCCGGCGAGAACGACCCGTACAACTGGCAGTGATCACCCCGCCTCTCTAGCTCTTTCGTCGCGAGTCCCTGATCCAGCAATCGTAGCATATGCCGTCTTGGTGGTGATCAAAACCATATTTATACTTCTTGCACCTTTTGCAACGGAAAAATTGGCCGGGTAACGCTGCGAGGTGCGGGAAGTCAGGGCTGGGTGGCTCTACATGAGCATAGACCAGCTCCCTAATGTGCTTGATTTCGCCACCACAGGTGACACATGTTCGAACGATCCACTTACCCACAACGCCAATCTTGACAGATGACGGTTGATCTCTATAGGGTGGGGCGGCGGAACCCCCCGCACGCCCCGGGGTCTTGAGGGTTTGATTTACTCCCGGCTTTCAAGACCCTGGGGCTTACCTTTATGGCATCGGACATGCTATTGTCGCGAAGACGAAACCGAAGGTCGGTGTGGCGGGCGTCACATCCATTAACGGGAGGTTCCGTGTTTTTCCGGCGTTTCAGGCGGCGTCAGCAACGACTTGACCAACAGATCATTGCTTGGGCGGCCTGGCTACGAGATAGCCTCAAGCGGGACGAGGAGCGCCGGGGCCTCGGCACCCTGCGTCACGAGCTTGCCGGCGGGGGGGGGACCTGGGATGTACAGCGCTCGGGTACCAGCTTCGCCTCGAAGGACGATCCCCCACCCCCTCCCTGGCAACGGCCCCCGATGCGCAAGAGGCGCCTGCGGACGGTTCTGCCGCCCGACCTGACTCCGTAGCTCAGGGGATAGAGCACCGCCCTCCGGAGGCGGGAGCGCAGGTTCGAATCCTGTCGGGGGCGCGGGATCTGGTCTAAGCAGACGGCCACACGACGCCGGCCAGGATGTGTGGCGTACTGCGCCTGGTTTGGCCACCGGGTTACTAAGACGCCTGCCGTGGAAGGCAGGAAATCCGGGTGGGAACCCCGGGTGACCGACAAACCGGGAAGGAACAGCGGTGGACAGCTAGGCAAGGCCCGTGCTAGCATCCCTGCGTCGCCCGGTCTCAGCTCGAACTTGCTCGATCCCCGGGGGGCAAACGGGGGGACGGGTCCTGGGAGGCTTCGGCTCCATTGCAACACTGACAACTGAATAGGCAGTCAACACGACAAAGAAAGAGGGCTGGTTTTATCCGGCCCTCTTTCTTTGTGCTCAGTCTGACGCCCGATCGTCTACCCGGGCTTCTCCCCTGCCATGAGAAACAGGCGGTCCCCCGTGTGCGCTGCAAGCCATGCGTCAACCACCATCGGACGACCTGACTGGTATGGCGTGCAGTTTGGCAGCACCATCGCGTACCCGATTTTGAGCCGTAGTCCGAAGTCCAAGATTGGCAACTGCATTCCGACCAGGTCTTCAATGGCGTCTACGGGTGGTGGGGTCCCCAGCGGTCCTCTTATGCCGATGAAGGTGTGGTCGGCCGTTCTTTGGGCGCATGCCAGCGAGCCGGACAAGCAGCGCGTACACTGCATCGCGCAGGCAACCTCGATACCCCGTAGGAGTCCTACAGCATACAAGTCAACTCTTTGGGCTGTCTCAGCCATCGGACATCCACTCCCGATATATGCCTAAAATCAACGCGGTGTTATCTGGGCAATCCCCATCATGTTTATTAAGCGCACCCTCACCGTGCGCCCATTCCTTCATCAGCTCGATGTCGGCTGTGATTTCGTGGTGGCGGCGGAAATCGGGGTTGGTCACACACCGGTGGCCTACGGCCAACAGAAACCAATAGCGGAATGGATCGCTGCCAAAG